AAGGAGGCGCGGGCCTTGCTCAGCAATAGAATTGAACTCTTCCCCTCTGAGTACGCCAGAAGAAAAGGCTTGCGAAAGCTGAATAATCGCAGAAGAAGATTCTGCTGAAGTTGCACCGGAAATAGCGAAGGCTTGGTTAAGTGTTTCGGTAAGCTGAAGCGTCTGTGCCGAATTTGCGCCAAGCTGCTTCAGCGCCTGGGCTGAGCGCGTGTAAAGCTCAACATTCGATCCATAAGCCGAACGGGTACGCTGTGAGATATCGAAAAGCTTTGTCTGAACGTCTACAAGTTCGCGCGTGCCATCGGTGACGAGGCGCAAACGACCTTCAAGGCGAGTAGCTTCGTCGGCAAGGGAAACAAAGCCGCGAACCGCTTGGCCAGCAAGAGCAGCGCCGCCAAGCGCGGCAACAAAGCCCATAGCGCCAGTCTGAAGCCGCGCAAACGTGCCTTCCATCCTAGATGCAGTGCCGTTAAGCTGTTGCATCTGGCGCTCATAACGCGCAAGCGCGTTCGAATTGGCTGCGCGGTTAATCCCGTTGACGCTACCTTCAAGACGACCGAGCGCCTTAGCGCCAACATTACCAGCCGATTGAGCATCCGCGCGAAGTTTATCTAGGGCCTTTTGCGCCTGCGAAAGATCGGCTGTAATTTGAAGTCGGAGGTCTTGATTCATTGTTTACCCTCGCTGAGCGCATTCCCTAGCCTGAGCCGCGAGCGCCAACTGCAATTGAATAAAATTTTGAAGAGATTTGATCGTGTCTTCGCGACCTTGAATTGCCTCTTCCTTCAAACCGTTATCAGGAAAAACTTCGCCAAGCTCTTCGTATGGCAATGAAGAAAGGATTGTCGCGATTTCACGCATGTTTCCTGCCAATTTCATTGAATCCCTTGCGAATCCTTGGCAGATAATTTTCTGTTGCTCGAGGGTGTACATACTAGCTTTTGCGCTATTTGGCGTAACAAACGCTGCGCAAAGAAAAAGGGCGGCAACTGCGGTCTTCATCGTGATCTCCTATGGATCGGTTTCGATGAGAGGCAGATTGTCGCCCTTTCAAGAAAAGTCAAGAGGCTTTGGCTAGTTCTGACCTCTTTACGGTCTTTATGCCTTTCGGCATGTTGGCAAGTGTTGCACGAATGCTATTAGCAGACATTGGAACTCGCTTCTCGGGAAGCTTCATTCCATGTAGCGCGGCTTGGAAGCGGTTGTCTTCGTCGCGACGCTCGTTAGCGGCTTCAGCCGCCATTTCTACGATCGGAATGGGAAGCGATTCAATGTCTTTGAATCGCCAATGCGGCAAGGCTGCGATCATGGCTTTCAGCCACTCGACAAGCCATTCGTCAACCGTTAGGTGTCGCTGGCCTTTGCCTTTCGCGTCGGAGGGCGCGTCTCCGCTTCCTTCTCCTCCGCGACGTTATCGGGATGCTTGCCGCCGTTGTTAACCATCAGAACGAACTGCATCGCCGGAAGAAGAAGTTCCTGGACGCCAGTGCGAAAAATCTTTTCCTCCAGATCGTTAGAATCCTTACGGGAAAGACCGGCACGAAGAATGACTTCAAGACTTGCCGTGTTAAGGTTCTGAAGTGCGGCATAGGCGTTCTGCATCCCTCCGAATGCAGCATTGATATCACGCATGGCCTTGGCCGAGGCGACAAGGGTATAGGGCGAGCCGTCAAGCTCAATATCGATAACGCCGTCAGTGTATGCAGAAACCATTTTATATGCCTTTATCGGAGTGTCGGGAGGCGGGAAGCCAGCGCCCCGACGCCGCCGACTCCCCTGACCCGCTTACGCGGGATATGAACTTTGCCTATATAGCATAAATAATAGGCAAAGTCAAGTGTTAATCGGCTTCGACTTCGTAAATAGCCGAGTTAATGCCAAGATTAAACGTGGTGCGAATAACGTTATCGACCGAGCCAACGGCGGTACGCTGCGACATAACCTTGACGCGCATGTAATAAACGGTCGGATCGCCCGCATCGGTCAACTGATCGTTCAGCGTGATACGAAGGTTATAATCAAGCGGCGACTTCTCAGCTTGACGCATCTTGTCCTGGCCAGCGTCATCCGGGGCACGGGCGCAGACGAGAGCAATCGTGCCAGCATCGCGCGAACCCTTGGCCTTACGAACGCGAGAATCCTTGAGCGCAGTAAAGGTAACGGCCGTCGCCTCATCACCGAACTCGCCAACGTCCTCGACAAGCGAAACTTCGGTGTAGGTATCAGCGGCAAACGCCGTGATGATGGCCGATTCCGAGCCGGTCAGGTCAACGTCAAGCGTCGTGCCAATCGCGACATCAGTACCGGCAGCGGTATAAACATTAAGAGCCATTAGGGATCATCCTTCAATATGGCGTTGGTGGAAGAAGCCCTTCAGGGCGTTACAACGGCAGAAGCCGTATTTTGTGCGATCAAGAATTGAACGCTGATCATACGACCGATAATCTTTTGATCGTCAGTCGGGGCGGGCATTGGCCCGAAGCTCTTGGCTCTAACGAGATGCCAGCCTTCCGGCATATCGAGCTTCAGAGGATTGAGTCGGTGGAAAGTCTGAGCGAGGGCGAAACCGACCTCTTGTACCTTGCGGTAATTCGCGGCGGTATCGTTAGGGCCGTAACAAACAATGTCGTGAAAAACTTCTCTCTTCTGTGATTTTAGAAAATCACTATCTATTCCGCCTCCAATCATGGGCGAAACGAAGACCATGAGCCCGGTTGCATCGGCGGGAGCGGGGCGGCGGGTGAAGACGGCCTTACTATTTTGGTAGGGAGGGATGAGATTCGCGATTGCGGGTGTTGCGAGGATCAAGGACCGGATTGGAATGGAAAGGTCAATCACTTGAGGGCCTTTGTCAGTTCGTCCCGAACCATCGCTTCAATCTCAGTTCGCTTGTTCTGGAGAGCGGGCCTGAGGTAAGGGCGGGCTTCCATGTTTTCGGTGCCGAACTCTAGGGCCGAACCGTATTCAACCGCACTGTTGACATAACCCGTGAAACCGTCTGCGGTATATTCAGTCGTAATCTGATTGATTGCGGTTCCAGTATCAGAGGCGAAAGGCTCGCCGGGAGCGGAAGCGGTATGCTTGCCACGCTTCTTGCCGGTCTTAGGCGTGTCGCGAATCAAACGAAGAGATTCGTTTCGGACTTCTTCCGTTGCCGCGAAGATGGCGCGCTTGGCAGCGGCAGCGAGTTTCGGCGGGACGGCGCTAAAGCCGCTAACCTTGGCCTCAGCCATTGAATGTCTCAGTCGCCTGGATTTCGTAAAGTGCATTCGCCGGGTCTACGTCCGTCAAGCGAACCGCCACGAAGTTTCGCCCTGCGATCGTGATTCGGTCGGACTGGCGAGGAACGATGCCTTTCGGAAGCGTTGCTCCGAGAATGCAGACCTTTGAATCGGTGTCAGGCACTCCCGCCTGAGCGCGAACGAAGGCGCTGTAAGAATCCACGAAGCCTTCACAGGGATAGGCGGTATCCGAACCCGGTTGCGGATCGCCATAAGAGTCAACGGTTGAAGGACCGGAGCGGCGCAACATGCCTTTATTCAGCTTGCCCTTGAAGCCTACGGCGATGGCCTTAGCCAAGGGGCCTTCAAGGAAGCTTGCCATTTTTGCGGGTCCTGCTATACCAAGGCTATACGGATTTGCGGGGTAAATTCGAAAAGTGTATAGCGTAACCCTTTGATTTCGCTATCTTTCTTTTCTAACTATACCATATTCTATCTCTTTTTATAAAGTAGTAGAAGAAGAATAAGGGTAGTAGTAATATCAGTTAAAGGACTTTTCACTTTTGCCGTGAATTTGGTATAGCGACCCACCGACACCTAATGAAATCAATGGGTTAGCCTATACACAATTGGATTAGTCCTCGAAATCCTCGCCCAAAAGGTAAAGCTCAAGGTTCTCCTTGGCTTCGTCCTCATCGCGGGTGGACTTACCGACCTTGTTCCCCTCGCCGTCCTCGACGTGGAACCAACCAGCCTTGCCCTCGACAACCTTACCGGTGCGCTTGGGCTCTTCGGTCTCGGTGGCTTCTTCCTGATCGGAAACAAGTTCCTCGGATTCGTCCGCATCACCCGTCGCTTCGGGGTCAGGTTCACCGACCTTTTCGTCTTCCGGCTCGCCTAGAATGGCGTCAGCGTCAACGGGAATATCTTCGGCGCTTTCCTGAGCCTCTGTAGGGGCCTCGTCATCGCTGGCAGCATGTCCGAATGCCTTTGGCTCTTCATCGCGCTCTACGGTGCCTCCAAGGGCCGCAGAAAGGCTATCTGGCGTCGTAATGTATCTAGATTCGTAGAGAAGGCGCAAACGACGGTCGGGAACGTCTTCGGTCGGGAAGGGCGTTCCAGGCTCCAAAGTCTCGCCTTCGGACAGGAAAGCTCGCGCAACCACGAACTCCCCATCCTTGACATCTTTCCAATCACCCAAGAAATACGAGCTACGGGGCATTGACAATCCTTTCTTGGGTGATTAGGTTAGGCGACGATGTTGGAGAAGTAAGCGCCCATGTCGGCAGCAACCACTTCCTGCGAGTACGCGGCTTCCGCCTCGATACGATCAGCACGGCGCACGTCGATACGCATCTTCGAAATCCGCGCACCGCCAGCGGCGTTGCCGAGATACGAAGACCACGTGAACGTGTAGCCCGCCGAAGGCGTCATCAGGCCGGGAGCGTTCGGCGCATAGACCAGAAGAGCGTTCTTGCCGGTGAAGAACTGGTTGCTCTCCGGTGCGCCATCCTCAGCCGTGTTCTGGGTGGCGGCCGAAACAAGGTACTCTTCGACGCCGAAGACGGACGCGAGAGCGTTGTTGTTGACCTGAGACGGCGTGGCATTCGTGCCGCCGTACTTCACGCGATCCATGATATCGGGATGGTTCTTGAGAACGTAATCGACATCGATACCGACAACCAGCTTGTTCGGGCGCTGGCCCGTCAAGAGAAGCTGACGGATGATCGCCTTCTGGATATCCGCGATCGGATCGGAAGCGGTGTAGTCGCTCCACTGAATGCGCTGATTACCCGTCGCGCCAGAGGCAACGCCCGTATAATCCGTGCCCCAAACACCCGTCTTGAAATAGGTGTTCGTGAAGTTGGCTTCCTTATTGATGAGGTACTGAGTCGTCAGGTAACGAGTCGTATCCGCATCGAGAGCAAAAGCCGAAGAGGCGTTGGCGCGGGTCTGGTCGCCAATGTCAACATGCAGAGCCCAAACGGACGCAAAGTAGTTCTTGCGCGACACATTCAGGTCGGTGCCCTGGGATTCGGTCCCATCGGCACGCTTCTTCATGTTGTTGCGGTTCCAGTCTTCACGGTTCCACACCCAATACTGGCCACCCTGAACGGCAACCGGCACGCGGGGGAAGACGCGATCCGCAATGAAGTTGGCGGCGTCCTGCGCATAGCCAACGGAGATATTGGTTAGAGGGGCGCTAACGTAGACATCGCCCTGCGTAATAGGCATGATTGTTTATCCTTTAAGGGGCGATTAAGAGCCGGTCTTGGTGAAGAAGATTTCCATAAGCTGGCCGTTAACGCCAGCGCTTGCAGCGGTGCCAAGAACGTTGGTCGAACCGGCAACGCAAAGGCCGTTCGCGTCGGTCGTAACCTTAGCGCCAACAGCAACGGTGCCGCCCGCGCGAACGCGAAGCTTGCCGCCGATACCAACCGCACCGGGCTG